ATATATATATGTATTGTGAGTTGTACCCATTATATATATAGAGGCATCGATGCATTAAAGGGATACATTAGAAGTCCTTTGTTTTCAACGAGTTACGCTGAGCAGTGCCAACGTTTCATTATTCACTACACAGATGACACATTACGTTAGATGGAAGGGTGGACGGGTGACCTGGGTAGGGGGGCAAGATTCCGCCGTCGGGTGCTCGGCGAAGTCTCACACGATCTTGAATGCCAAACAGGTTACCTCGGATCGAGGAACGCCTGCGCCGGTGGGTGGGGTTAGGTCCAGGGCCAAGGGAGTCGGGTACGGGCCACGTGAGTTTCGTAGCCTTCCAAAAAAAAGCGGAGAGACACGAGTCTCTCCGCTGAAACGCTCAGAAGCTAGAGCTTGCCGCCGTTCTTCAGCTTCTTCGCAACGAGAGCCTTCGCCGCTTCCTCGATCGCCTTGAACCGAGGATCCGACTTCATGACCTCCTGGTACGCCGAGACGCGCATGTTCCGTCCCTTGCGATAGACACGATTCTTCGTGCCCTGCACCAGGTCGACCGCTGCCTGCTCCTCCGAGCCAACAGCCTTGATTGCCTCGATCAGATCCGAGTTCTTCACAGTGTAGTCAGCCATCTCTACCTCCTAGTGAGAGAAGTTTATCCTCTCTCTTCCATTACACAAACACCACATACACCAACTATTTCACCCCCTGTCGTCCGCTCAGTACGATGCAGATCAGCCAGACGATCGCGATCACGACCGTGACGCTGGAGAAAGGACCTTCGCCCCAGCCCATCAGGCCTTCCTCGACATCCGGAACGTGGTCTTGATCGTCTCCGTCACGCAGACTGCGGAGATCCGATGCGGATCCACAGTCAAGCCCTGAGAGAAGATGGCCTCGATGCGCTCCGGCGTCATGTCGCCGTCGCTGAAGAAGTGGATCTGCGTCGTCTTGTCGATGATCTCATCCGTCGAGACGAGTGAGTCGGGAATCACTGTCGCCTCACGCCAATCCGGGTTGTTGACCTTGTTTGCCATGTTAGAATCTCCTCGCTGCTGCGATTGCTGCCGTTGCCGTCCGAGTAGGCGTCCATCCGTAGTTGTACGCCTTAGTGTAGTCGTAGTCCGGTATCCCTTCCGAGTCGATGCCGATCGTACGAATGATGATCTTGTCGACCATCTGTTTCCAGTGCTCGTACTCCATCCGCTTATTCATGATCCTCTCCTCGCGGACAGTCGAGCTCTACCGTTCGCCAGAACTGTTCGAATGCCTCCTCAGGTGTCTGATCGCTGTACACCGTGACCAGGAAGTCGATCTTCGCCCCGCATGTCGGACACACGCCGCATACGACGATCGTGTCGTGTCCGCAGATCTTCTTGAGTACGACTGTACTCCGAAGCAACACGATCGATATATTGCCTTCGTCCATATCTATCCTCCTTCACAAATAACCACATACTATCACAATTTAACCCCAACGTCAAGCGAGTGGGGTGCAGGGGCGACGGGCTAAGGGCTTGAGGGGCGTTGCCAGACGAAAGGCCACGGATCGAATTACCACAGCCTTACAAAAAAAAAAAGCTAGCTTTTCAGCTAGCTTTTTCCCTCCTACAACTCAAACCCTTTCTTCTCTCTAACATCCCAAAACTCAACAACCTCACTCATCAAAAAATAACCTTCCTTACCATCCTTCCCAACTACCACCACCTGCAAAAACTTCCCATTCCTCCGCACCAACATCTCAACACTCTTCTTCACAAACCCTTCTTCAACCCAATTCTTCTTTTCCATCACTACCTCCTAATTAACACAAACCAAAAACATAACTACCACAACTACCTCAATTTCAAGTACCACCTAATCTCGATCAACCCCGCCTCCCCAACGGTCCACAACCATTACGTAATACCCCAGTTCGACCGTGAGCTCGACGACGATCAGTGAAAGAAGGAACCACTGGAACCCGGACGATGTCGCAGCAACGATTTCCTGACGTAACATGATCAACAGAAACGTAAGCATACACACTCTCCTTAAACACAATGACCATATACAGTACTCACGATCGTACCACCACACTTCACTCATCGATACATCTACATACAGACACAGACATACGCCCCACCCCCAGACCAGATGCTTCCAGCATCTGGTTTCCACCCTCTCTCATTTCGGTGGGGATTTCACACATGGCTCTCTAAGTCAGTGTCCTCAATCACACACTCAGGGTGTAATCCGACCTACGGACGAGGTATAATCCCATTATCCCTAATTCGGATCGGCGTACCCCCCACCAAAGGGGCGCTCTTTATGTCTACACACGCTCCAGTTCCAGTGTACGGCGAGTACGTTCCGCCAGGTTGGCACCTTCTCATGGCGACGGTCTGCGATGTGCCCGGCGCTACGGTGCCAGAACTCGCCCAAACTGTGGGAGTTTCGCCCGCTACGATCCGCACCTGGCGCAAAAAGCCCGAGTTTCAGCGCTTCCAGGCCTGGTACATCCAGACTTTCTTCTCCCAATCCGCGCTGCCCTCTCAACTCCCGGCCGGTGGATCGCTGAGGGAGCGCCGTCAATTCAAGGAAGAGCTCTCGGATTTCGCGATCGACATGTTTGACCGGCTCCAAGACATCGTCGAGAACACAACTGACGAGAAACTTCTCACCCAAATAGCGCATGACGCGCTCGATCGTGCGGGATACGTCGCGACCCGCAAAGTGGAAACGCGGGCCCAGGTCATGATGCTCACGCCGGAGCTCCTGGAAATGCTGAATCGGCGTGCCACCGAGGCAGGTGAAGCGCCAATCTTGGTGGGGGGTAACTCTTCCCATGGCCTTCCTCCTTCTCCTGATCCCCGTAGCCCTGATGTTGTGGTGGATGTCCACATGGAAAAGACGGGGCCCTTCGGGCCCACGGGATAAGTGATGGACATCCTAGATAGACAGGCTCAACTCGATCGCCTGGTCGGCGTGAACCAGGCACCCTCGGAACCCTTGACGATGCACTCAGAGTCGAGGGTCGACGAGATCTACGAGACCACACGAAGAAGGGCTCAGGACAGCCTGTACTTCTTCACTACGGCGGTGCTCGGATGGAACAAGTTCGAACCCCAACCTCACTTGGAGATGTGCAACTTCATCCAGCAGGTGCCTCCCAAGTGGCCTTCGGCCAAGCGGCGGAAGCTACTCCTGGTACCCCGGGACTGCTACAAGAGCACGGTCGCATCGAAGAGCTTCCCTCTCTGGGTCCAAATCCAAGACGACTTCTGCGGGCTCCCTGGACCCGAGCACAGGATCCTGCTCTACAGCTTCGCCGCGGATAACGCTGTCAAGCAGATCCGCAGCATCAAGCAGCAGGTGGAGCGTAACGAGAACCTACGTTGGCTCTTCCCCTCGATCATTCCCGACATCACTCGGACCAAGTGGAGCGACACCAACCTCCTCTTTCCCAGGGAAGGCATGTATGGGGAGGACAGCATCGAGGCGGCTGGGATCACCACCCACATCGTGTCCCGGCACTACACGATCCAGATCGGGGACGACAGCGAGGATAAGCAGAGCAGCGAGCAGCCCGCCGTCCGGGAGAAGGTGAAGACGTTCTACAAGACAGCGGAGGCCCTCTTCGTGGAGGAACGGGAGGGCTACGAGTTGATGGTCGGGACTAGGTGGGGGGTAGATGATCTCTACTCGGAGATCATGGCCAATCAGCACCGCGACACCGATATCATGGTCAGGCCCCTGTACTGGACCCGCCAGATGCTGGAGCAGGACTTTCGGAACGCGGAGGAGGAAGCGAGACCCCCCACTTACAACATGGATCCGGAGGTCTTCGCCCCCGATCCGGAGAAGACGTACTACTACTTCCCACGACACTTCCCTCCCGATACCTGTGCCCGCATCGAGGCGAAGCAGGGCTCGTTCATGTTCTCCATGCTCTACATGAATGACCCCAAGGACCCTAAGAACGCCGAGTTCAACCTGAACGACGTGCTGTGGTTCACCTTCGACCAGGAAGGCCATATCGTGTTGGACAGGGAAGATGGCACGCGCGAAATAGTGGACATGGATGGTCTCAAGCGCGTCATCTTCTGGGATCCGGCGAACAGGTCAGAAGACATCCGCAAGCACTCTCGTAACGCCATCGCGGTCGTGGCAAAGGATCGTAAGGGCCGCATCTTCGTGCTGGACACGTTCGCTCTGCACAAGAAGCCCGAGCTCTGCGTGACCAAGTTTATCGGCATGCACCAACGATGGCGCTGTCACAAGGCGGCGGTGGAGGACGTGGGCTTCATGCGCCTGCTCAAGTTCCCCATCTACCACGCGATGCGGGAACTGGGGTACCACTTCGCGGTGCAAGAGCAAAGTCCGGTCGGGGATAAGGACAATCGGATCCGCACCCTTATCCCCTTCTGTGAATCTCGCTTCTTGTGTGTGCGACGCGGCCTCACGGACCTGCGCGAGGAGATGAAAGGGTTTCCAATGATGCCCCTAAATGACCTCGTGGACAGCGTTGCCGCGTGCATCGAGCTCCTAGGCAACTCAAGGGACGTGCGTGATACGGGGGCATCACGACGTGACCAGTTGAACGAACGGGCCCGCGCGGCCACTCGGAACACGACGACCGGGTACTAAGGTGACGATCCTCAACATCGCGATCGTTTGTATCATCCTCGCGTTCGCTCTCCTCTTTATGGGAGCACTGTACGCCATCAAGCACAAGGGACACGGTTCCGGGCGTGATCGCTAATTGGTGGGGGGTATAGTTTCATGGCTAAGAAGAAGTGGGCAGACGTCCGAGACACCGTCCTCGGCGCGAAAGGGGAGAAGAAGGATGAAGAAGATGAAGCCGTCGAAGTCAGCACCAAAGGGAAACCCAAAAAAGCAACGGCGAGGCGCAGCGTCGTCCGGGAAGAAAGGGAGCAAGTAAAGAAGGTCCCGGCCGCCGTCCGCAACGCCCGGCCGGCGCTAGGCAGACAATCTCATTCGAAAGCCTGGACTTACAGTGATTGAACCACTTCCCGTCACGCTGGAACCCGCTCAAGAGGACACGCTCCGTGTGCGCGTCCGAGATGAGCTCACGTCTGCCGTAGAGACGCATATGAAGCGCGAGGAGCGCTTTGCCGGGTTCCTGCGGGCCTACAAGTTCCGGCCGAAGACGGAGAAGAAGGACTTCCCGTGGCCAGGGGCCAGCAACATCGTAGTGCCCCTGGTGAAGATCACGATTGACGCGGTGGTCGCGCGGCTCCAGAAAGCGATCATGGGCACTCCGGACCTCGTGGAGGTCACCATTAAGAGTGCCCAGTGGGAGCCCCTGGAAAAGGACATCCGGGAATGGCTAACATGGTTCGTGGAGAACGGTGGACTGAAGTCTGGTCTCCGCACCATGGCTTTCGACATGGGCTTGTGTGGCGACAGCTTTGTCTTGCCCAGGTGGATCAAGAGGGAGCGGGACAGCCATATGTACGACCCGTCCGGGAACATCGTGACAGTGCCAGTAGTGGAGTACGAAGGTGTATTCTGGCATGTAGCGAGTCCGAGCGATGTCCTGTATCCGAACGGTTTTGACGAGTGGGGCCAGCTCCCGTGGAAAGCCATTAAGCACCGGTACACCTGGGCCGAGTTGAAGCGTAAGGAGGCGAAGGGCGACTTCGACGACGTGGAGCGAATTCGCAGTACGAACAAGGAGCGGAGCGATCCGGCCTGGCGCGCACGTGCAGAGAACAGCCAGACGACGGGGACCACGAGCACCCTGTACGAGGTGTACGAGATCCACGGGTTGTGGGAGATCCCTCCGGGAGAGGACGCAGCGGACGA